TGACACAGGTAATCTTCAGACGTGATCGTGGCGCGAGCAATCCGCCAGCTTATTATGTGATCGACCGACGCAAGCCCGCGTTTCATGTGCCCGCGTTTTATGTGACGCCTCGGGAACATGCAACGCCGATGGCGCTCGACGAGGCGTTTCGCAGGGCATTATCGAACGAGGAATTGGGCAATCAAATCAGGTCAGGCGTTGTTGTGATCGAGGCTGCCGAGTCGGTGGTCGACGCAGCTATTTGTTGCGTGCGCGAGTTTTTCGATGCTCCCGATAATCGCTATATGATCGACGATCTTCCGTTGATCGAGCAACTGGAGCAGTTGCGTTGACCAAAGCCGAGCTCCGCGCGTGGATACGCGCCCGCGCCATCACGCAGGCAGAGGCCGCGGCACTCCTCGGCCTCTCCCTCCCCACCCTCGTCCGGCAGATAACCGACGCACCCTCAGGCGTCCCTGTCAGCCGTCAGACGGCCATCATCTGCCGCTTGCTGGAGCCTCCGAGCGACGAATTGGTCGATATGCTTGCGAAGATAGTTGATCCCGCGCATTTCAGCTTGGTCGCCGGCGTCGAGCAGTTGTCCTGCGAGGAACGGGTAGCGGAGGTTGAGGAGTGGGATCGAGCGGCTTGTGAGCGGGCGAGGACGATTGTTCGAGCTATCTTTTCGGCTATGGGCGCGGGTCCCTTGCCTCAACCTCCGCTTGCGCCGTAATCTAGGCCGCGACGCAATAGCGGCTCTGCTCCCGCGGGAACCCGACCCTCCAGCACGGCGCAAGCCGGAACGTGAGGAACCCGCACCGCCGCAGCAAGAAACGCCCCGACCGCGCCCGGCCGTGCCTCGCCCGCAACGACCCCCGGACGCCACACCGGACCACCACCATCGCATACGCCTATGGGGATGACGCCCAACCACCCGGTCAGGCCCAAAGGGGGGCGGGGCGGCCTGTGCTTGCAACTGTGTTGATCCTGGAATAATAAGTGTTGATGCCCATGCTGCTGAACCCACGATGGGAGCGCTTCGCTCAACTCCTTGCCACCGGCAAAAGTGCCGCAGAAGCTCACGTTTTGGCCGGATACCAGGAAAATCGGCATAACGCAGCCGCCAGAGCACGAGCAGAACACATTAAAGCACGAGTCGCTGAAATTCTCTCACAACGTGCTGATTTTGAACACACATCCGTTGAACGAGCGGCCATCGCCGCTACCGTGGATAAGGCCTGGGTCATGGAGCGATTGCGCGAAAATGCCCAACGCGCGCTCCAAGCCGTGCAGGCCACGGACGAGGATGGAAATCCTATCGGCGAGTTCCGATACGAAGGTGCCGTTGCCAACCGTGCTCTCGAACTCCTCGGCAAAGAGATCGGCATGTTCATCGACCGGAAGCACATCACGCGGTCGTCCAGCTTCGCCGAGATGGACTTCGACCAGCTGCTCGCGATCGCCCAAGGTCGCGCCCCGGCACCGCAGATCGAGCACAGTGCGACGGATGTGTCCTCCGTCGAACCCGATGACGAAGACCCGCAGAAACCCTAGCAACAGACCTACCAGCATGAGGCCGTTCCCCCATTCTATCCCCCGTCGGCATCCTGCTGAGACATAATGTCGCAGGACACGTCGATGCTAGAGCGGATTGATGCCTTGATGAAGCCGTGCGCGAGAGCGGAGGGTATGACGATTGACCCCTGAGGAGGGACAGCGATTCGCGGCGCAGGAAGTCGTAATGCGTGTCGAGGCGCAGCGCTCGCTGGCAAAATGCATCGCCGTCCTTAGCCCCGATACGGTGCCGGCACGGCATCATCGGCTGTTACTAGAGAAGCTGGAGGCGGTCGAGCGCGGCGACATTTCCCGACTGATGATCAGCATGCCACCCGGCTCGGCCAAAAGCACATACGCCTCGATCCTCTTCCCACCCTGGTTCCTCGGGCGCAACCCGAAGCGCAGCATCATAGGCGCATCGCATGCCGGAGAACTCGCCGAGCGATTCGGACGGAGGGTTCGCAACCTTGTGGGGTCGGCAGAGTTCCGCCGGATTTTTGGTTTCGGCCTTTCCGGAGACAATGCGGCTGCTGGTCGATGGGAGACAGAGCGAGGCGGAGAGTATTACGCGGTTGGCGTGGACGCATCTGTTACCGGGCGGCGCGCCGATCTGGGAATAATCGATGATGCGGTCAAAGGGCGCGCGGAAGCTGACAGTGCATCGATCAGGCAACGGGTCTGGGATTGGTACAAAGCCGACTTCTGGCCGCGTCTAAAGCCTGGCGGGCGCGTAGTGGTCATTGCGACCAGGTGGCACGAAGATGATCTTTCGGGGCGCCTTCTCGCCGAGCAGGAGGTCGGGGGCGAGCAATGGGAAGTGCTGAGCCTACCTGCGGAGGCTGGCGAGGACGATCCGCTAGGCCGCGCCCCGGGCGAGCTCCTGTGGCCGGAATGGTTTACGCCGGCAATGTTTGCCGAGGCAAAGCGCGACACGCGGAACTGGTCGGCGCTCTACCAGCAACAGCCGGTGCCTGACACGGGCGACTATTTTAAGGCTGAGTGGATCAGATGGTATGATAATCAGCCGGATATTCGGACCCTTCGCACGTATGGCGCTTCCGATTACGCCGTTACGTCGGCGGGTGGGGATTATACTGTTCACGGGGTTATCGGTGTGGATCCCAGCGATAACATATACCTGCTGGATTGGTGGCGCGGGCAGACGGACTCGGAGGCCTGGGTCGAGGCGTTTCTGGACCTGATGGAACAATGGTCGCCGCTGATGTGGGGCGAGGAGCAGGGGCAGATCATCCGGAGCCTCGGGCCGTTCATCGTGAAGCGGCAGATGGAGCGGCGCATCTACGGGTATCGGCGGCAGTATGTGTCGGCGAACGACAAGCAGACGAGGGCGCAGGGGATACGGGCTCGGCTGAGCATGGGGAAGGTGTATTTCCCGAAGCGGGCGGCATGGGCGACGGACCTCGTATCGGAAATGCTGAGGTTTCCCGCGGGGAGGCATGACGATCAGGTCGACGTGCTGAGCCTCTTCGGGCGTATGCTCGGATCGCTCATGCATGGGGACGAGCTGCCCGAGCGGGTCGAGCCGATCCGGGGGCTGACGGAGATGACGTTCGGAGAGTTGGACGCATGGCAGCGGAAGCGGGATGGGGCGCGGGGGGCCCGGCCGCAGCGGATCGGGTGACGTCATGAAGACCTGCAAGGATTGCCGCCACATCGAGCGCGATGACCGGGACGAGATCGTGGGCGCGGGGTTCTGCATGCACCCGGCGCTGGCGACGACTATCGTGGACTACGTGACGGGGGAGGAGAGCGAGCATCACCCGACCTGTCATCTGGCGAGAGTGCTGCACACGGAAGGATCGTGCGGGCCGGAGGGTACGCTTTGGGAGGGGTTGGGAGTATGAGCCGCAAACCAGATTATCACATTTCCGGATATGCGGGTTCAGGTCATCCCGCGGTGGTGGCGGGCCAAGCAAAGTTTGGCGATCTGTTGGTTAAGACCTGGCATATCGGCGAAAGTTCCCGGGATGTGGAGATTGCTGTGTGGCGTTCTCGAATGGAGCGCAAGGAGGCGTCCAAGGTTGTCATCGAGGATGCCGATCATAAGGTCATGGAGGTAATCTGCGCATGAGCGAGATGGTCGAGCGGGTGGCAGAAGCGATTGTTGCCGAAATGGTGCGGCAATGCGGGACGCCGCCGCCAAAGGATCCCACGTTGAGCGAGGGCGCGATCAAGGTGGCTCGCGCGGCGATCGAAGCGATGCGCGAGCCGACCAAAGCGATGCTTGTCGGCGCGCGAGATTGGTCGATTCAAAAGAACGGTCAGGGTGTCGGTAACGATCAGGCGACCGAATGCTGGCGCGCGATGATCGACGTGGCGCTCGATCCTGCGGATTGCGTGCGGGAAACAGGCAAAGCGTGATATACCGCGTGCGATGACCGCGTTATCGAGATGGGCTCCGTCCTGGGCGTTTGCGCTCTCGGCGGAGCTATACGAGCAGCGGCAAACCCTGGAGCGAATGGAGAGAACGATGGCAGACACGAGCGCGTTGACGGCGGCGGTGAACAACCTGACGACCGCGGTGACGGCTTTGGCGGCGCGGGTCGCGGCCTCGGCGACGGACCAGCCTGCGATCGATGCGGCTGTGCAGGGCGTCAATGATGCCGTGATGGCGATGAACGCGATCGATCCGGCGACGATGGCGCCTCCTCCGCAGGCGTAAGGATCGGAGAGGCCATCTGAAAATGAGGCCGCTCGCCATCGACCTCTATTGCGGCCTCGGCGGCTGGACCGAGGGCTTGTTGGCCGAGAGTTACGATGTCGTCGGCTTCGATATCGAGCGGCATCAGTACGGCGCGCACAGGTATCCGGCGCAACTCGTGCTGCAGGACGTGTTGACGCTGGACGGCTCACAGTTCAAGGACGCGGCGCTGATCGTCGCCTCGCCGCCCTGCCAGGCCTACAGCTACCGAGCGATGCCGTGGTCGAGGGCAAAAGCCCTGCCGCCGCCCGACAACACGCTGTTCGAGGCGTGCTTCCGCATCCAGCGCGAGGCGTGCGAGGCGGCGGGGCGGCACATCCCGCTCGTCGTCGAGAACGTGCGCGGGGCGCAGAAGTGGGTCGGGCGTGCGCGCTGGAACTACGGCTCGTTCTACCTCTGGGGCGACGTGCCGGCGCTAATGCCGCCGACCAGCGCAGCCAAACTCCCCGGCTTCCGCTTCGACGGCAGCGGGCGCTCGTTCCAATCCGCCTCGGTCGAGGGCGTCAAGCTCGGGAGATCGCCTGGCCGCATCTGGTCGGAACGCCCCGTGCCGGAATTTGACGATCCGCTTCATGGAGCATTCCACAGGCGCGGCTCCGGCAGATCCGCCCGCAAAGCCGCCAGCGCCATGATCGCCAAAATACCAACTCCTCTTTCTCGCCACATCGCTGCGGTCTATCGGCCATGAGCGTGCCGCCTCCCTATCCCGGCGTTCTCGGCGGCTCGTTGCCGCTGTTGGTGTTCTGCGCGCTGTTGGCGTGGGTGGCGGCACGGCGGCACATTGGCTTTGGACGGCGATATGATCGCTAGAGGGGATGGGGATGGCTAGATTTACGCTTGAGCATGGCGCCTTTATGGCAATGAGGTGGCGATTTGGGACAACCCAGCCTGTCCTGGCAAAGGAATATGGGGCATCTACCCCAGCGGTGAATGTGGCAATTAACAATTTCCTACGGGAGACGATGCCAGATAAGTTTCCGCTTGTTCAGTCCTGCTATTCCCCTGATTATTATGTGCCATATTGTTTTGGTGATCGTCGCAAATTGGTTGAGGAGGCGGCAATTAGATGGGCCGCCAAGGGACGGCTGTTTATTGATCCCTCCCCAATTCTTTCTCAGCAACGGATTTATCGGGTGGTGAAGCATTCTCGCCCGATCGACATGGGCGGCCCTCGCGATGTGTGGCTCGAGTTCGGGGTTCCGGCGGATCCACGGCTGGACAACATGTATCCGGTGAGCGCGCATGGCTGAGAGCGATAGGCTGTTCCCTTCTTGTGCATGGGATGAGAAGTTTTCGGGAATAGCCCATATGAAGTGGGTTGAGGAAACGGATCGGCGGAAGACGACCGATGGCTGAGAATGATGTTGCCACCTACAACAACCCGATCGAGAAACGGGACGATCTCGGCACCGATGCGGGCGCGGTTGCGCGGTTCTGGCTGCAGCAGCTGAAGCTGGCGGAGCGCGAGGACCGGCGCTTCGTGCAATCGGGCCGGGCGATTGTTAAGCGGTATCGGGATGAGCGCCGCGAGCAGATGGGGTTTGCGGGGAGCCGGCGCAGCGGTAGCCCAGCGCGGTTCAACATCCTGTGGAGCAATGTCGAGACGCTGAAGCCGATTCTCTATGGGCGGACGCCGAAGCCGGACGTGCAGCGCCGGCACAAGAGCGCGGACGACGACCCGATCACCGTGATGGGCGCGGACATTCTCGAGCGAGCGCTCGCGTATGAGGATGACCTCGACGAGTTCAACGAGGTTATGGAGCAGGTGGTCGAGGATCGTTTGCTGCCAGGCCGCGGCGTCGCCCGGGTCTTCTATGAGCCAAGTTTCGGGGAGCCCGAGGACGATCCTGATGGGGAAGAGGACGAGGATGGCCGCAAGCCTACATTCCGGCCGGTCACTGGGGAGCGGGCGCCGATAAAGTACGTGTTCTGGGAGGATTTCCGGCAGAGCCCGGCGCGGACGCAGGATCAGGTCTGGTGGCAGGCGTTCCGGTCGTACCTGACGCGGGACGAATTGGTTGAGCGTTTCGGGAAGAAGATCGGCAACGACGTGGTGCTCGACTATACCCCAAAGGGGCTGGACGAGGACGGCCTGAAGGGTCCGCAGGCTGACGCGTTCAAGAAGGCGATGGTGTGGGAAATCTGGGACAAACAGAAGAAGAAGGCGGTGTGGGTCGCGCCGTCGTATCCTGACGGACCGCTGGATACGATAGATGACCCGTTGGGGTTGCCGGAGTTCTTCCCGGCCCCGAGGCCGTTGAGCGCGACGACAACGAACGAGACGCTCGTACCTCGGGCGGACTATTCGGAATATGAGGATCAGGCGATCGAGCTCGATATCCTGACCGGGCGCATCGACAAGCTGACGGCGGCGCTGAAAGTCGTGGGGCTGTACGCGGGGGAGGACAAGGCGGCCATCTCGCAGATGTTCAGTGAGGATGGGATCGAGAACCAGTTGATTCCGGTCGAAGGTTGGGCACTCTTCATGGAGAAGGGCGGGCTGCAGAACGCGATCGTCTGGGCTCCGATGGAGCAGATCGCGAAGGTGTTGATCCAGCTATACGATGCGCGGGATCGGGTGAAGCGGACGCTTTACGAGATCACGGGGATGGCGGACATCCTGCGGGGGGAGACGAACCCGAACGAGACGCTGGGGGCGCAGCAGTTGAAGGCGCAGTTCGCGACGCGGCGGATTACGCGGTCGCAGAAGCAGGTAGCCAGGTTCGCCCGGGATTTGATGCGCTTGCGGGCGCATGTCATGGCGAAGCACTTTAGCGTGCAGACGTTGAGCCAGATGGTGGGGTTGCCGGAGAGGCTTCCGAAGATGCCGCCGATGCCGCCGATGAGGATTTCGGCTCCGCCGCTGCAGATGATGCCGCAACAGGGACCGCCGGGGATGCCGCCGATGATGGGGCATAACGGTGGTCCGCCGATGCAGGCGGGGATCCCCCAACCTCCCCAGGCTGCGCCAGGTAGCGGAGGCGCTGCCCCGTCCCCTGCGCCTCCGCCGCCTGTGCCTGTTGCAGGAGTTGGTTCATGATCGGCTCGAACGTCGTCCCCTTCGCCCCGCCCGGCGCCCCGATGGTGCCGCCGCCAGCCCCTCCGATGATGCTGAACCCTGCATTCGCGCAATGGATGCAGCTGAAGCAAGCGTGGGACGCGGAGACGCAGCGCCGGCAGCAAGAATTTGAGGATGCGTGCGCGCTGATCCGCGATGATGTGGCGACCTCCTATAAGATCGACATCGAGGCGGACAGCACGGTTGCGGCGGACGAGCAGGCCGAGCAGGCGGCAATCACCGAGTTTATGCGGGCGATCCTGCCGCTGTCGGAGGTCCTAATCCCGCAGATGTCGCAATCGGGGCCGATCGCGGACTTTGCGGGTGAGTTGCTCAAGTTCGGGTTCCGCGCCTTCCCGGCGTCGCGCCAGATCGAGGAGGCGCTCGAGCAGTTCGTCGACGGGATGAAGAAGGGGCCGCCTCAGCCGCCGGTTCAGCAAGGCAAGGGCAACACGAAATCGCCGCAGGAGATCCAGGCTGAGACGGCAGTTGAGGGTGCCAAGCTCCAGGCACAGCAGCAGCAGACCGCGGCGAAGGCGCAGACGGACCAGCAGGCGAATGCCACGAAGCTGATCTCGGCACAGATCGAGGCGCAGGCCGATCGGGAGCGGGCGGCGGCGGAGAACCAGCTACGGATTACCGAGTTGGCGCTTCGGGGTCGCGAGATGGTGGGCAAGGAGGCGCTCGACCAGGCGCGATTGGCACGGATTGAGGCGCGGAACACGCAGGGGTTGGTATGACTCTATTCCTGATGGGATTAGCGGTTGGCTTGATCGTTGGAACAGTCTTTGGTGGGGCGATGGTTTTGAGGGTCGCAAAAGACGTTACGCTCCCGTGGTGAGGATGGGTTGATGAGCCGCCATCGTTATGTCATCCGCAACGGCGAGTTGGTCGAGCTTAACCTCGACGCGCCGCTGCCGCCGAGGCGCGGGCCTTACATCCAGAGCGACATCACGCCGTATCGGAGCGTTATCACGCGGGAGCCGATCACCTCACGGTCGCAGCATCGAGACCATCTACGTGCGCACGGAGCGTTCGAGGTGGGGAACGAGTATCCGAAGGGAATCGAGCGTGAGGCGTTGCCCCCGGCGCGGGACGATATCAAGGCGGCGCTTGAGGCGTCGCCGGAGACGCACGCGGAGGCTCGGGCGGCGAGCGAACGTGCCGCGAAGGTGCCGATAGGAGAAAGCTGATGCGTGTCGTCGATATGAAGCGTACCAAGGCCGAGCAGAAAACCCGCGCCTCGCGGTTTGACGGTCCTCCGATGGGCTCGGACGAGGATTACCACCAGGGGCTCCGCATGAGCCTTGACCACGACAGCATGAACAAGATCGGGATGAAGGAGACGCCGGCTCCGGGAGACGAGTACCGGATTGAGGCGCATGGTCGTGTCGTCAGCGCCTCGGACAGCGCGCGGGAGGGCCAGAAATCGCCGGATCGCCGAGTCGAGATCCTGATCCACCGCCTGGGCGCGGAGCCGAAAGCCAAGTCCGACGATGGCAAGAGCGTCAAGGACGACGTTCAGGATGCGGCTGCGACGGTCGAGGCAAAGGGCAATGGCCGAGTATCCCAGCGTTCGTGAGGCGCTGTACCGCTCGGCGGATGCCGAGGATGCGAAGGTGTCCAAGGCGTCGGTTGGCTATGAGCATCCGGCGGCGAAGGCGAATCATTGCGGGATATGTGACCATTGGCAGCCGCCGCGCTCGTGCGAGGTCGTGAGTGGGCGGATTCAGTCGGAAGATTGGTGTAAACGCTATTTGCGTCCCGCTGGGCGTGTTGAAAACAGCAAAGAGGCGAAATGATGCCACCTGATGACGAAGGCCAAGACCTGAGGTCGGTTCTAGCGCAGGTCGTTGACGCGGCCGAGGCGGAGGAGACCGAACGTCCCGAACGTCCTGCACGCGAGGCTCCGGAACCGCGCGAGGAGCGTCAGGAAGCGGGTGATGGCGAGCGGGCGCGCGGGCCAGACGGTAAGTTCCTCCCGAAAGAGGCGGCTGAGCCGGAGCCCGAGAGTGAGCCGGAACCCGAATTGCCGCTTGAAGAGGGCGACGGGGAGCCTCTTGCGCCAGCCGTCACCGAACCGGCCGCGGATGTCCCGCAGCATTGGTCGCAGGCGGACAAGGATCTGATCGCCGGGTTGCCGAAGGAGCATCAGGCAAAGGTCGTCGAGCGGTACAAAGCGATCGAGGCAGGATTCACGCCGCGGTTGCAGCGGGCGGCCGAGATCGAGCGCCAATATCAGGGTGCGATGCAGCTTTTCGAGCCGCATCTTCAAGGCTTGCAGCAACGCGGTCAGACGCCATCGGACATCATCCGGGCATGGGCGTCGATCGAGCAGGACATGATCCAAGGCCGCGAGGCCGCCTCTCGCGGCGGAGTGAACGAGCGCGGTGCTCAGCACATCGCCCGCATGATCCAGGCCTACAACATCGATCCCGGGGCCGTAGCGGCACTCCTGCGTGGCGAGCAAATCCCCGGAGGGCAGCCGAACGGTAGCAATGGTGCGGCTCCGGCAGCCGTCATCTCGCCGCAAGTGGTCGAAACGATAACGCGGCTCGAGCAGCGCATCAACCAGCGCGATCAGGCGGATCAACAGCAGCGCGAGATGTCGACGCAGGCGCAGATCGACGCCTTTGCCAACGAAAAGGACGAAACGGGAGCGGCAAAACACCCCTATTTTGCGGAACTCGAACATGATATGATGGTCCTCGCCCAGATAGAAATATCTCAGGGCAAGGTTCCTACGATTGCCGATCTCTATGATCGGGCAGTTTACGCGAACCGGGAGACCCGCTCCAAGGTCCTGGCAGACCAACGGTCCCAGGCATCCCGAAAAGCGGCAGCCGAACGGAAAGCGCAGGCGGAGAGAGCGACGCGGGCCGCTTCCAGCATCCACGGTTCCCCCGGAACCGGAGGATCGCCGGCAGAGCGGCAAGGGCCACGTTCTTTGCGCGACGAAATCGCGGCGGCAGTGGCGGAAGTAGACGCTGGCTGAGCCGTACCGTTCAACCGGGCCGTCGTGAGACGCCCCTTTCCCGGAGCGGCCTACGGGCCGCGCGATGGAGCAAACAGATGGCAAGCCCGAACACCAACTGGGGTGAAATCACCACCACGACGCTCTACAATCGGCAGCGGAAGCTCGCCGACAATGTAACAAAAAACAATGCGCTGCTTCGCCGTCTTTCCGAAAGAGGAAAAATCAAAGGTTTTGACGGCGGCCAAGCAATTGTGCAGGAGTTGGAGTACAGCGAAAACGGCACCTACAAGCGTTACTCTGGGTTAACTTCGGCCCTGCTGGCCGCCTAAAACCAGCCAGAAACAACGGTCGATCAACGTGAGCCGATTTCCATATATTGCAGGGCTGGCAAAGCGTTTGGGCATTGCGACGCTCATTCGTTCCGCCCGCAATTACTGGAATGATATGATCGAGGATCAGGTTCTCGGTCGCTCCGCACCATTTGCAACAGTTCTCCTTCCAATCCTGACGCTGAACAGGCGTAAAATTCTTTCGATATCGCTGGTCCTCGCGAGGTTTGGGATCGGATCGCATGGCCGCAAGCATCACATCGCGGTTGTCGACCCATCGCTGTTTCAATGCGGCGGTTATCTTGGCTCGCGCTTCCGGTGTATGTTTGTATCCCTTAGGCGGCCCGGTCTTGCCCAAGGTAGGCTTGGCTCGCTTGGTTTCGCGAATGTGCTGGCGCGTTTCTTCGGAATGAGATTGACCCCAAAACGGGTTGTTCTCGCCGGACATGGAGGCGCTCTTGCACTCGCGTTTACCGCAGGTCTTGTGAATGCCGCGTCTTATGTAGGACGCGCGCCTGTAGAAGGGTGCTCCACAAATCATGCACGGGAAGGTTTGGCCGGTTTTTCTGTTTGGCATGGCACCAGTGATAATCGGGTGAATTCGGTGAACCTCTCCACTATATCGGTTCAGGATGGTGGAGACAATACCGAGCCAAGCCGCATATGTAACGATCTCGCGATCGCCAGGGATGCGGAAGGTCTAACGACTAGGGGTTGCGGAAACAATAACACCCCCACGAGCGCCCGACCCGAAAGGGATGATATAGTCTGGGCTGCATGGCGACATGCAGAAGTCGGTCATAAACAGGCCGACGATAACATAACCGACGATGTCCTGAACATCACGCCTTCGGACGTGTTCACGGCGGCGCAGTTCTCGATCGCGCAGGCCGCGGTTGCGGTCTCGATCTCCGGCCTCGAGATGATCCAGAACTCGGGTCGCGAGCGGATGATCAACCTCCTCGACGCCCGTATCGGGAACGCCGAGCGTACCTTCGAGAACAACCTGTCGAGCGACTGCTATTCCGATGGCACCGCTGACGGTGGCAAGCAGATCGGCGGCCTCCAACTGCTCGTTGCCGACGTGGGCACGACCGGCACAGTGGGCGGCATCTCGCGCATCACCTGGCCCTTCTGGCGCCCGAATAACCAATCGTTCGCCACGGCCGGACTCGTTCCCTCCTCGGCGACGATCCAGACCATGATGAACCGGACCTGGCTCGCCCAGACGCGCGGACCCGATCGGCCCGACCTCATCATCGCCGACAACGTCTACTACCGCTACTACTGGGAAAGCCTCCAGGCCATCCAGCGCATCTCCCGCACCGATGACGGCATGGCCGGGTTCGGCAGTCTGATGTTCATGGATGCCGATGTCGTGTTCGACGGCGGTTTCCAGGGCGTCGCGGCAGGCAACGGCTCCGCGATCAACGGCGCAGGTATCACCTGGACCTCGGGCAGCGGCGCGCCGGCCTCGCACATGTATTTCCTCAACACGGACTACATCTTCCTGCGCCCGCACAACGATCGTAATATGGTTCCCTTGGACCCAGATCGCTTTAGCGTCAACCAAGATGCAATGGTCAAGCTCGTTGGCTGGGCGGGAAATATGACACTCTCAAATTCCTTCCTCCAGGGCGTCCTCACGGCGTAAAATGTCTTGTGATCCAACCATGATCCGCATATTATCATCTTCCTTACAAGGAACTGAGGAAATGAGTTATGCGGTTAATCGATCGGTTGGGTCGCCGGTATGGGCGTCTCGTTGTTATCGAGCGCCTGCCAGCCAAGAGCAAGACAGACACGAACGCCCGATGGTTCTGCCGCTGCGATTGCGGTCGCGGGACTATCGCCTACGGTCAGGATCTGGAGAAGGGAAAGCACAAGTCCTGCGGATGCTTGAACGCCGAACGCATCATGCAGCACGGAATGTCGCATACCCATGTCTATCATGTGTGGCAGGCCATGCTTCAGCGATGTGAGAACCCTAATTCTCAGGTCTATGCCAACTATGGGGGCCGAGGCATATCGGTCTGCTCAGAATGGCATAGGTTTGAAAACTTCTATCGCGATATGGGGGATCGACCGGCGGGTTATAGTTTGGACCGGGAGGACAACAACGGCAATTATGAGCGAGATAACTGCCGTTGGACGACGACCGATGTTCAGGCGAACAATAAGCGTCGCAATCGGGTGATTGAGATTAACGGGCATAAAAAAACGCTCGCGCAATGGGCCGAATACGCAGGACTAAGTTGGGCTACTCTCCGTCAGCGTCTCGATCGGATGGGTTGGGATATCGAGCGGGCATTGACCGATGCCATAAAGGAGCCGGTCACTTACTCGTTTGATGGCAAGACCATGACCTTACTCGCGTGGTCCGAGGAGATCGGGGTTCACATTGATACCTTGCGATCCCGTCTCGGTAAGCTCGGTTGGTCTCTCGAAAAAACGCTGACGACAGGGGCGCGTCCCCGAAAGGAGCAAACGACATGACGTGGATTGTGACGAACAACCGCCTCGGCGTTCAGCCGATCGAGGTAACGAGCACGGTGCAGACGTGCGACGAAGGCACGCTGGTCAACGCTTACGATTCGAGCGGTGTCCAGGGGGCCGGCGAGTTCATCTATCTGAAGGGCGCGGCGAATACCGTTGTCGGGCTCACCGTCGTTTTCGACCCGGTGAACCATACGACGACGCTGACCCCGAACACGGCGAATCTCAACCAGCCGGTTGCTGTTGCCATGTCGGCGAACGTGGCGGCAAACTGGGGCTGGTATCAGATCGAGGGCGCGACGATCATCAAGAAAACCGCCGTCAAGGTGTCGCCCAACGTGCCGGTCTATCAGAGCGCGACGATCGGCCGGGTCATGTCGACAGCGGCGTCGGGGAAGGAGTTGATGAACGCCCGAACCGTCAACGCGGCCACGGTTTTGTCGGCGACGAGCACGATCACTGTGCTGATCGATCGACCTTTCCTTCAGGGAGCCACCGCGTAAAAGACGGTGTTGTCTAAGAGGGAATGTTTTGCTATGCTTCCTTTCTCGCAATTTTGTGGGAGAGGAAGTATGGCTCAATCTCGCGAAGCACGGTTGGAATTGACGGGCCTTCGATATGGATCGTGGCTCGTTTTGGGACCCAAAGGTGTCGGTGATTATGGTGATGTTCGGTGGCTGTGCAAATGTGACTGTGGCACGAT